CCCTGCTTAAACTGAATGCTCTGATTAATGGCAGAGAAGTTCTTCAAAATTTCAACAGTATCATTCGACAGTTTCATAATTAACCTCGTTCAATAGTCAAGTCATTATTATATACTAGTTTGACCAAAGAGTCAACTCTTTCTATTAGGTAATCTAGTGTACGGTTGTTGTCAATCCAAGTATCAATTTTACAGCCAATCCAAGCCCACTCGCTGTAGTGAACATTAGGATAGTTTTCAGCCATACCATAGTAGTTAATCTTTTTATTAACCTTAAGAGCAACATTATACCATTCAGGTTCTGGACCGCGCTCAACTCTTACAATGATGCCACCTGCGTCATGAATTGCTTTAATTTCATTAGGGAAACGAACATCAGCAATTACATAGTTGTTCCAAGGCGCATTCTCGCACCGACGCAGAACAGTATGAACCCAGAGGTCTGGATGGAAAACATCCCGTCCAGCCTCTGTGCCCATAAGTTGTAGTGCTAGTCTTGGGGAGAATGGTTTGCCTAGTTTCTTGGACCAGAATTCATCATCCTGCTCTCTCCATGCACGTGACTCGGGTGTATCACCTTCAAGAAGAGCACGGTTCCAGCCAAATACAGCTGAAACCGCATCCTTGACGCTATTGGCAAAACTTTCTTTGAAGTAGTTGTGACGTTCTACTAGAATATCAGCAACAGTACCTTTACCAGCCCCAATAAAGCCAACAAGCCCTACAATCATAACGTGCCAACGTGATTTGCAACAGCAGCCAAGTCGCCAGTAAAGGCATAGGTTCCAATGTGATGTGTTTTCATCCACGGGCAAAGCCAAATTTGACCGCCCATGTTACGCCACCACTGACAGAACATATAGTCTTCAGAAAGATAGCGGTCAGACTTGCCACGGTCAATCACGGTATCAAAGTATGCGTGAATATAACGTGCACCATCAAAATTAGCCTGTCCAACGTGGTCTGGTTTGTATCGAAGTTCAGGATACTGCTTTTCAAACTTTTCAAACACTTCACGCTTAATCATCATGAAGCCAGTTCCAAGTTCAAGCACCTCAACAGGTTGATTAACTTGAAAGCGTTCAGTTCCAGGAACTGGATTGAACACATAGTCACCAGTGCATTTTTCAAGTTCAGCGTGAGTGATATCAGGATTGCGCTTGATTGCTTCCTTTACAGAAGACCACTTAATGCTCTTTTTCGGATATGGCGCACCAATGATATCGCGGTCAAGACCAAGCATAGCAATAACGTCACGCGGGTCAAAATGAATATCAGCATCAAGAAACAACATATGAGTGAATCCTGAACGTAGAAATTCGTCAACAAGATAGTTTCTTGCGCGAGTGATTAAGGATTCATTAAAAATAAATGAAAACCTAACATCAATTCCATATTGGACGCAAAGTGCTTGCAAATCTAGCGTAGACTTTGCGTACATACCAAAGCACTGCCCGCCATACATTGGCGTAGCAATAAACAATTTCTTCTTCTTCAAATCTTCAACCTTAAATTCAAGTTGCATTATTCCCACTCCACTTAAAGTAATTAACAATATCACTAATAATCTTCTGCTGGTCAACAACGGTGTTGTTATCCCTTACACTTATATAGTCCATCAACACTAAGGAACTACTGATATTGTCTAGTTTAGTCTTGCGACCATTAATAAATTTTTCGGTTTGCGTATCATTGCGGTCAATGTGTCGCTGCTTTACAATATCAGCGGCTACTTGCAACAGTATGATATCAAACCACTTAGTGTTCTTGGAGCAGTGCTCAAGAAACTTACTGTTAAACAATCTATCACCTTCAAAGATAACATTGACATCAGAGTCTTCATAGTTAAGGCTGCTGATAAACTTTTCGGCATCAGGCTGAACTGCCATGCTCAATCTATCAGTGCCTTGAAATGTACTTCCCTTTTCATACTTACCAAGAATGTAAGTGTTCAATGTCTTGCTATACAAGGCATCAAGAAGTTTTTCAGGCTTACAAGTAACCCAATCATCAACCATATCAATCAACTTAAACATCAGGGTTGTCTTGCCAGTAGCAGGTTCACCCCCGACAGCAATCACTCTAATCATAAAATGCCTCCAAACCTACAGGCAAAGCAGTATCATCAAACATCCATTCCAATCGGTCTATTCTACCTGAACGGAGGAAAAAAGTAAATCTTTCATCCTCAATTTCTTTTCTGCTTGCCAACCGATTGTCTAGTGTCTCATTTCGCGCTTGCCATAGTACGCTCCAATCAATGCCGTGCCAACCATCTTGCTCTGCTTGTGCTATCTCTTCAGATTGCCTGTCAAGATAGTATCCAAGATAGCGTCCATGCTTCTCTCTGAATAGTTTTTTGAATGAGCACAAGCAGGTTTCCATTGTAAAGAAATTAATCTCATCCCTTATCTTAGGGAATCGAATTTTCATTTCGATGAGAATATCTGCCGCAGCTGACTCAAGACTATTATATTCCGCGCTTGAAAGGCGCTCATCGACGTTGTCATCTTGTCCAAGGGCGAAAAGCAAGCCGTTACGATGTGAACGGGAGCCACTATAATCAGAGAGCATGAGATTAGTAGGTACAACATCAATACCAGCAGTGTGATGAAGATGCTGTAGATAGAACCAGCAAGAATAACGACCAAACTTATGGAGATTGCTCTGAAATAGATTCCATATGCTATTAAAATTAGTTTCAGGTGTTCCCTCATAATAACTCTCCATCACTTCACGTTGGCTGCGATTACCGATTAATTCTTGATATGATGCGAACATCGCAGGCAGATGACCTTTGTTCCACTTGGTATCAGTCTGATATCGCAGTCTCTTATAGTTAGTAGTGTTCCAAGCAGTGATTCTATCTACTGTAGCAAGTTCATAGTCTGGAAATTCATTCTTGAGTACCCACGTGGTCGGCAACTGGTAAGTGTTGCCATACAACCAGCATAACCAAATACGCTCTTCATCATTATGTTCATAACGTTTGTTAAGATAATTGGTAAGCCAAACAGCAGGGTCGCAGTCTTTGTATTCTAGCGCCCAAGCATACCAACGAATGAAGGCTTCACGTCGATTTTCTTTTAAGCGATAGTCCACTGTAAATCCTTTCCTTCAAAGTCAAGCCGCTTGGCAACATACTTGCCATTAGATGCTCTGTGCATGATATCAGCAGTTGACGTATAGATAACACCATTATCTAGTTCAGTCACATACAGTGGTCGCTTACCATTTCGATAAGCCGTCATTACACCGCTGCGATGCAACTCAATAGCAGCAATGCTAGCGTTAGACCATAGCACAAGAGGATTATTAGTGATTGTGTGCAATAACAATTCACTATCATTTTTAGTTTTTGTTTTAATCCCATACAACTTCTCCCAATTTTCAGGTAGTTCCTGAGACATGACGCCATTATGTACGATGGCAACATCATTATTGTATAGCGGTTGATTATATTCAAGGTCACTTGTGCTATACCGACAATGACCAATAAGTTTAAGCGTATTGTTGTCTACCATGCCGCATATGCTCATCGTTTCAAAAAACTTATCTGCTGGGATTGGTCCAATTACAGATACCAATTTTTTATCATACAGAAAAGTTAATCCTGTTGCGTGCATTCCGCGAATCTTAGATTCTAGAAAGACATTCATAACAAGATGTAAGTCATCTGCTGAAGGATTCTTGAGGTCAACTCCAATTACTGCGCACATATTAATCCCAAAGTGAATCTAGTGCTGAGGTAGTTGCTACTGCTTCAGGATGATACTTTGCCAGCATTGTCTCATCCAACTCTCGCAGATAGTCATACCATTCATGGTGTGTCCACATTCCTGGACTGATGCCATTCCAACCCTTGCGCCAATCAGGATGTTCCTTGTTACGTTTGCGCTCTTCCACATAGTTGAACCGCGCATCTTCATATTCTTTAGAACCTAACTCTAGCATCCCTTCACGCAAATAGCAAACTAGGCTAATACGCTCACCGTCATCATATGTTTCAATGGGAGTATTGCCGTGAATAATTTCGTGATTGTTAACTAGCAATAAGTCACCGGGACGAACATTTACTGCAATTCGGTATTCAGGAAACACTAGATAGCCTCCTGTGTACTTGCCGTTGTTAGACAGTACAAGCAGGTTGCTCAATCCGTCATTGAAGTCACCTGCGTCACGGTGACAAGCAGTTCTAAAAGTCTTGTTTACTGTAATGGTTGTAAACACGGTATCAGGAACTAGAAACCGTTGGTCAAGTGTATCAGCGGCTTCACGTTGGTTGCCCCAACGCTGCGGCATCAACTCTTTGAAACCTCTATTCAATGATTGTAGGAATGGAAATGACTTTGCAAACTTTTCATAATGGTGTTGGGTATATGCTGTTGCGCGACCAAACGGTGCGCGAGGATAACGGTCATACCATCCGGCAATACCTGAATTGACTTTGTTAGCATAGTGAGTCCCTGAGATATAATTCTTGACGACATCAGCAGCAGATGCCTTGCGTTCAGCAGTAGTCATCTTAACAGTTTGCTTGACCCACTTATCAAAGTCAAATTGGTCTTCTTCAATCTGAGCAGTAAGCCAAACAGCACCATGGCTGCTATGCTCCTTTGATTCCTTAGCATCAATCTCTTTTAGAATATCTTTGAATGGAGTGAAAGATGTTTCAGGTTCTTGTTCAATGTAGTCTAGAATCTTTTGCTGATAGTCTGTAACATACCAACGTGAGCCTGAGTAACTGCCTCTTGGTCCAGCAGCCATACCACGATTGTTTGATGGCGTGGCAGCATCTCGCAACCCTTCATAGGCTTGCTCTTGTTCTTCCGTAGTGAACCAATTCTTTCTGAACTTGAAAGCAATACGGTTCTCATCTTGACCTTTCTCGCAATTATTGCAATCTTGGTTGCAATCTAGAATCTCAGAAGCATTACAGTTACTAGGCATGTAGCAATCAGCATCCATATCTACAACGATGTCATAATGCGATTCATCTACAAATTGCCCAAGCAGGTGCTCACAGTCCAGTTTTGATTTTGCTACAATTACAGTTACCATACAGCATCTCCATTTCACATACCCTATTATAAAGTATATATGTGAAATACAAAATAAAAAAAGGGAGCATTTCTGCTCCCCCAAAGTCATCAAAATGACTTATACTTATGCGCCAATGGCTTGGCGATAAAGTGCCTTGCGCGCACGCGCCTTATGGCGCGTGCTGAGAGCATTCTCAAATGCTTCAGATGGCTGACCAATGCGATAAGCAAAGGTGCGCTCACCACGGCTGGTCGTGTAGCGGTTGGTGTAAACCGGAACACCTGCATTGCGCAGGCGGTACACTAGAGTGCTGACATGCTCAACCTTGAACATTGCACGAGCCGCACGCGTGGTGACGGTGTTACCATTGACAAGGTATAGATAGAAAGATTCAACTGCGGACATAATCAACTCCAATTGTCACCCAAGAAAAAACTCTGTTGGATGCGGTGACATTTACATCCAACAGAGTTTATTATACGCCTGAATGCTTGAAAAGGCAAACTTAGAACGGCGCAGCCTCATCCTCAGTTTCAGTCTGCGCCACTTCAGGTGCTGCGGTGTTTGCACTGCTCACTTCAGGGTCAACCTTGGTGTACAGGTCAAGGAAACCAGTCTTGGTTTCATTGTCAAAGCGGTTCAGGCAGAGTTCAACAGCCTTTTTGCGGTTGTTGAAGATGCTGTACGCCTTAGCAATGTGAACCAGACGGCGCGTGCTGATGACTTCCTCAACACCACCCTCATTGAAAGTCTTGCGAATGACTTCAGCCCAGGTGATGAGATGGTCAATGAACTTGTCGTCATTGATGTTGAGTTCAGCAAAATTCTTTGCGAGAATCTTGCGCTCAGTCGCAACAGGTGGGTACTCCTGCTCAACAGTGATAGCAAAACGCTCAAGGAATGCTTCATTCAGCGTGTTGGCACCGATGAAACGACCATCATCTGAACCCTTGCCCTTGGTGTTAGCAGTAGCCAGCACGGTGAAACCCTTGGCAGGATAAATGACCTCACCAGTCTTCTTGTCGAAGTATGGCTTGCCCTCAAGGATGGGCTGAAGGCACAGCAAATCCTCAGTGCCATAGTCCGTTTCATCGAGCAGCAGCACCGCACCACGACGCATCGCAGTCAGCACTGGACCCTCACGACGCACCGTGTTGCCGTCAATCAGTTCATAGGAACCAATCAGGGCATCCTCATCACTGCGCTTGGTGATGTTCACGCGGATGAGTTCACGCTTGAGTTGCGCGCAAATCTGCTCCACCATAAATGTCTTGCCGTTGCCGGACAAGCCAGTGATGTACACAGGATAGAACACACCAGACTTGATGATGTTCTTCAGGTCATTGAAGAAACCAAACGGCACATAGGTGCGGTTGAGTTCAGGCACATAGGATTCAGTCACGTTGGCAGCGCGCTTGGTAGGCAGAGCCACCACCTGCGCGACCATCGCAACCTGAGCCTCAGCGGCAGGTGCGGCAGGAGATGCCACAGCGTCTGCCTTGGGCTTGCGCGAACCAGCAGCAGTGCCGCCACTGGTGGACACGTCAAACAAGCCACGACCAATCTTGCGAGTCTTGCTGTTCAGGATGAAGTATGGAATCTTGATGCCCTTGGCATCAGCATAGTCCAGAATCTGCTTGGTGGTCAACTCGCTGCTCTTGTAGTGCTTGGCAAGTTTGTCCAGCAGAGCATTCTGCTCAGCAGCGGTAAAATTGGGAGCGTACATGTTATCAAACCTCACTTGAATTATTCATCATATATAAAGTATACTGGAATCTGCGAAAAAGTCGATGGAAAATTCTTTTGTAGAATCAACCACTTACGTTTTCCCCATTACAGCGCAATTTCCTTAGCAAAGTTGGTGGCGAGTGCGCGGTTGGCTTGCTTGCCCTTTTGCATCTGCTTGAAAGCATTGCGCAGCGCATTCTTATTTGTAGCGTCAACGTCACCCATAGTTTCAGCCTGAGCCTCACCAATCGGGAGCAGGAAATACTTGTCAAAACCGCTGCGGTTGCTATCAACATAGAAACCCTGCTTCTTGATAGCAGCCTTCATCACACTAAGATTGGTGCTGCGGCAAGCATAAACAAGATTGCGAGCCTGCTTGGCAATATAGTAGCCAATCACCTTGATGCCTTGCTGAGACAGAGACTTGTGTACAAGTTTCTCAACGGCTTCATTAATGTAGTGATGACCGCCAATAACCTTTTGACGTTCCTTGTTTTGTGGGTCAACGACATACACGCTGTCCTGCCTGTAGTCAAAAGAGTGACTGACGTTGTTGTAGTGCCCTTCACCGTCAGTCATGATGACTAGATTGACGTGGTCAACACCCGTGCGATGCTTAAACTGTTCAGCCAGCGTGCGCATGGTAATCATGGTTTCAGCCAGCGGCGTGCCGCCAAGTTCAAAACCAGCCTTGTCCCAAGCCATAGCAGCACCAAAGTAGTTGCTGTGCTTGTTGTACTTGGCGGCAACGATGGTAAGCATGTTAAACGCACGACGGTATGTGCCAGCAGACATATCTGACGACAGAAACTTGATGAGGCTAAAATTCGGGTCACCATACATCGTGGGCTTGGCATTACGCGCAGCCTCAGATTCACCGCCATTGCGCGCCCAACGCTGACCACCCTTTCTGTTCAGGCGGTTGACGTCAGTAAAGCCATACACCTCAAACGGAATGTTGACACGCTTACAGAACACCGAAAGCACAAGAATCTGCTCAACAGTTTCCTTGAAGATATCATACATTGAGCCAGACATGTCGAACACCAACTGCATGGCGTGAGACTTGCCCTTGCCGATAGTGGTGACACGCTTAAACAGGTCATTCTTCAACTTGAACTGATGGAGTTTGCTGGTGTCAAGTTGACCACTGCGGGAAATCTGCGCACGGGCATATTCCGTGGCATTCTTGCGCATCTCAAATTCCTTGACCAGCATAGCAATGTACTTGCTGTTGCGCGAGTTGAACTCAGATACAGACTGGCGCGTCATCTCTTCCAGATTGAAACGGCTAGCCTCAGCCTCAAACTTGAGAAGCGTGGTTTCAACAGGAACAATAATGTTCTTCAGGTTGGGGGTGGGCAGGTCGAACATGTAAACCTTGCCCCTGCCGTTGGACACCAACTCAGATTCACGCTTGCGGAAGATATCATCCGTGATGGATGACGGCTCTTCAGTCTGCGTATTGTCGTTGCTGACGCCACCGTCCATGCCGGTAGTGTCGCTGGGAATCTCGCTGTCTTCAGAATCTTCATCATCACCAGCACTGCCGGCAGCATCAGATTCTTCAGTGTCGTCAGAATCAGTAGATTCATCAGAATCATCAGACGTGCCGTCAGTTTCATCGTCCTGACTATCGTCAGATTCATCGTCATCAGACTGCATAGAAACGTCAGATTGACCATCAGACTCAACATCATTGAGGTCATCTTCTAGCATGTCAGCCAACTTGTCCATCAAATCTTGAACGTTGTTCAGTTTGCTAGACTCATTCTGCTTGACGTATGCGTACACGCGGTTGGCAATGTCAACCACGTCATCCCAAGTTTCAGCGTTGCCAGTATCACGAACAAACACACGTTCAGCATCGGTGAACGGCACGATGACGTGCGCGCCCAACTTGAAATACAAGTTAATGCGGTCAATGAGGTTCAGCGTGTTGAGGTCATCAATTTTCTTGATGCCAAAGAAATCACGCTCATACAGGTCAGCATAAGCCTGAGCAAATGACTTGGCAAGCCCAGGAAATTTTGACTTGATGCGCTTCTCAATGCGAGCATCCTCAATAACATTGAGGAATGGCTTCATGGCAGGATTGCTATGGGTATTGTGATGCCAGCCGTCAAACGGCGTGTACAGCGCGTGACCAACCTCATGACCGCAGAGCAGGTCATACATGTAACCGTCCATCTCACCCCACATGGGCAGGACAAGTGAACGATTCTGCAGGTCAAAATATGCCGTGGGCACATTCTGGTGGCTGATGTTGATGTTCTCAGCAGCCATGAGGCGCGCAAGAACAGATTTGCTTTGAATTAATTCCATAATGTTTTCCTCAGTTACCCTTAAAGTATACTGGAAACTGCGTAAAAGTCGATGTCAAAAAAGCGTTAAGAATCAATGACTTACGATTAGGCGCAACGCGCCAGACGTTCAGCCTGCTCTTCAATGCGCTCAACCAACAACTTTTTTCGCACCCACTCCTGGGAAGTCACCAGTTCAGCAACCTTTTTCTTGGCGTCAGCCAGATTGCTGGCTTCAATCTGAAAGAAAAAAGCCTCATCAAACGCAGTGGCAGAGGACCACGTCAACACTTCATAAATTTTCATCATAGGTATATAATACCGGAATTTGATGAAAAGTCGATGCTAAAAACTTCTGTAAAATCAATTAGATAGAATTTTGGGCTATTCTTCGCGCTGCTTCCTTGATTTTGCGCATGTTCTTTTTGACCTTTTTCTTCTCGCGTTCAAGAATTAATGGAGAAACTTTCTTCGTATAGCAAATACCATCTAGGTGGTCAATCTCATGCTGTACACAAATAGCATGAACTCCCTCATAGGTTTGAATCTGCTTAGCACCATCAATACCATAAAACTCAACAGTTACCAGTTCTGGTCTGCCAACTTCTAGATAAAGTCCAGGAAATGACAAGCAACCCTCTTTTAACTTAGAGTAATTACCAGAAATCATGACTACTCTTGGATTAAAAAGTATGTGTGCTTCCTTACCAACATTAATAGCACATACGCGATAAGGAATACCTACCTGATTAGCAGATAAACCCAGACCACCTAACTTATTCATAGTTTCTACAAGCGAATAAGCCAGTTCAGCCGTGTCTATTTGCTGCTCTTGCAAGTTGTTAAAATCAACAGGAATTGTTGGCTTATGTAAAACAGGGTCATACTTATCAACTAGTTTTAGTACTTCATACGAAATCATATGACCATTAACAAACTTAACCATCTTACTCATGGGGCAATCCTCGAAAAGTTTTGCTTTTTCTCAAAGCGAATAGCGTTAGCAAATTTATCAAACAGTTGGTCTTTGTGCGAGATGACAAAAACATTAGTGTTATCTGGTAGAGTTTGAAGAATCTGTAGCAATGAGTCAGTACCCTTACCATCTAGACTTGAGTCAAATGTTTCATCTAGAATGAGCAAGTTGGTATTGACGCTGTTCTTCATACGCGCAATCGCACGCCAAGTCAAAAGTAGCGACAAGTCAATCTTCTGCTTCTCGCCCTCTGAGAAGTTTTCATAACTAAAATCATCACGATGTCTTGACTTAATAGTCTCTTTGAATTCTTCATCAATGTTAAAGTTGACAAAGAAATCCATAGATGCTAGATACTTATTTACTAGTTTATTGATGACAGGCAAGTATTGCTTGATAATCTTAGCCTTGATGCCACCATCCTTCAATAACTGCGCAGCAATGTCGTAGTATTGCTTCTCTTCTGTTGCTACCTTGCGACGTTCTAAGTAACCTGTATATTCTTCAACAAGTTTTTTTGATTCTTCCTTGGTATCAGCACTAATGCTCTTGCTTTCGCTTAATTTTTCAATTTCTTTTTGAAGGTTAAGATTGTACTTCTGAAGGTGAGAAACAGAAACACTAGTCCTAGCAACATTGGCTTGATGACTGGATATAGTTTTGTTGATGACTTCAATTTCCGCGAGTCTTGCGAGAACAACATCTTGTTCTTCCTTTAATTTCTCTAAACCTGTATTGTATTCTTCAATCTTCTTTTCGCACTCAGCAACCTTCTCACCCTTGAAATCTTCTTCAAGCACTTGCTTACAAGTAGGACAGTTGTCGTTGTCGTGATAAAATTTAAACTCTTTTTCAGTCTTGCTGATGTTTTGTTGAATTTTAGCCTCAAAACTAATCAACTTGTTGTTTTTACTTTTAACAGCAACAAGGTCAGATACTTGGTTGACTAGTGTTTCAATCTCAGACTGAATCTTCTCTTGTTCTTCTTGATATGCTTTGACCGCAGTAACATTTTGTTCAAACTCAGCCTGCTTAGCATCAATCATCTCTTGATTGTTCTTCTTCATCTCATCAATATGCTTCTTATGAAGTTCAATCTTCTCTTTCACGTTATCAAGTCGAATCTTGAGTTCATTAATTTCAGACTTGAGTCCATTTACCTTATCCTTCACGATTGAGTTCATGTTAGAAAAGATTTGTATGTCAAGCAGGTCTTCAATAACAGCACGACGGTCAGCTGCGTTGAGTTGCATGAATGGAGTGAATGAAGCACTACCAAGGATTACAATCTGCGTAAATGACTTATGATTCATCTTGAGGATTAAACGCTCAAGCATGTCCTGATAGTCTTTAGCCTTTGAGTCTTGATTGAGCAACTCACCATCTAACTTAATTTCAAACACGTTGGGCTTGATGCCTCTACGAATTTGATATTGCTTCTCACCTAGTTGAAACTCTAGTTCAACAAGACAATCCTTGTTATTGATAGAGTTGACTAGTTGAGGCTTGTTAATGTTGCGGTATGGCTTACCAAACAGAGCAAACGTGATTGCGTCAAGTAGCGTAGACTTACCTGCGCCATTCTCACCAACAATCAGCGTATTGCTATGCTTATCTAGAGCCAACTCAGTAAAGACATTTCCTGTAGACAGGAAGTTCTTCCATCGAATGTTTTGAAATATAATCATGATTCTATAGTCAATGCTTCCGTGTAGATATCTCTAATGATGTTCTTCAATTTGACCTTGTTCAAATCAATCTCAATACCATCAATGTACTTATCAAGGATGGTAGTGGTATCATCTGCTTGGTCTACCTCTCCTATTGTATCCGATGTATTAATATCCGTAAAGTCTTCAACCACGGAAATATCTATGGCACCTGACTTTGTTAGGTTATCAAGGAAGGTTTCAAACAGAAACGCATTAGACTTCTTTGATACAACCAACTTAACATACTTGCCTTTGAACTCAGAGTAGTCTCTGTTTTGTACATCATTAAGGAACAAGTCATCATCGTTATAGAAAATCTTACGGAAGATTGTATATGGATTGACGATGAACTCTAGTTCTCGTGTATCAGTATCGTAGATGTAGAAACCTCTTGGGTCATTGTAATCAGCCCAAGTCATCTCTCCAGGAGCACCGACATAAACAATGTTATTCTTCGATGATGGATGATGAAAGTGTCCAGTCATTACTGTTTCGTAGCGAGACAGCATTGAAGGGTCAAATCCTTCATGACAGACGTTTCCTCTGTCCATTTCAAAGCCTATCAACTCGAAATGACCTAAGCAGACCTCAGACCTAGTTTCTGATATGAATGTCTTTACTTGGGCTTCGTTACTTTCGCAAATCCACGGAATCACGTCTATTGCTAGACCTCCAAAATCTACTGTAGTAGGAGTGTCATAAACAACAACGTTGCCATATTCTCCCAACACTAGAGATGTAGAGTTTACTTGTAACGTATTCTTCCAGTAAACATCATGATTACCAAGAAGCGTATGTAACGTGATGCCTCTTGATTCTAGTTCATCAAAGAAGTATGACTTGACTTGCTCAAGTGTATGGAAGTTGATGTACTTACGTCTATCAAACAAGTCACCTAGTTGAAAGATGGCATTGATGTTATGCTCTTCCAAATAGGAGAACAAGGTGTTTTGATAGAAGTTCTTATACAGTTCATGAAAGATAGGGCTATCATTTCGCATTCCAAAATGAGTGTCACCAAGTATACATAATTTCATATTATTCCTCTACAAACTTCTCCAGATTCATCTTCTTAAGTTTCTTGTTCTTCTTTGCTGTTTCAAAGTTTTCAATAAACTCAGAGATGTTCTCATACATTTCAAACTGTCTTGTCTGACCATCATCAGACTCAAGTTGTTCAAACTCATCCATGATACCAGCCTGTTCAGTAGACTTGTACTTAACGTACAGCTGCTTCTTCTCGCGATGGATGCGCCTCAAGAAAGCATAATACGCTATTTGAGTGAAATAGGCAAACGGATTTGATGACTTTTTCGGGTCAAAGTTGCTAGCATACATTACGCAATTTTCAATCGCATCAGCAACCATTTCATCTCTGAATGAATATGATAGGAAGTTGGGTTTGTGTGAAAGGTTCTCCGCAATCTTCATAAATGCTTCAGCAACGTATCTTGGAATCTGAGGCTTCCTCTTATCTTCAGCCTTAGCGACATCTACCGCAGCACGGTATTCAGTCATGTATACTAGAAATAGTTTGTTATCAATGTAGTGATTCTTTGCCATAATTTACTTTACTTTTCTCTCTGTAGGGTATATAATCAGTATGTCCGCTGTGAAGTGATTCTTTAGTTACTAGTATCAATGAACTGGTTTATCTTTCTTCTCCAGTAATGCTTCAAACAAAGCAACTACTTTTCCTGTCTCGTCAATCTTTGAAGCCTTCTTTTTGGAAGGCTTTTTAATTTCTGAGTTATAAAAATATTCAATTGCTTGATTGTACTGGTCAAGAAATTCCTCACTGACCTTAACAGCAATGATTACCATATCTAAAGGAATCTCAACGCTCTTGACATCAACAATAGACTGAGGCAGATATTCTTTCATGTATAATAGTTGCTTACCTTCTTCCATAAAGGTTTCAACTTCAACAATAAGCGGATTGTCAATACGAATCTTGTCGCCATTATTTGTTACAGAAGCAACAATCTCTTCGCCTGTAGTTAGGCGCATAAACTCAATTTGTTGTGTCATTATGCTATCCTTATCGTATTTGTAGTGAATGTAAACTTCTCTTCGCTATACATCTTCACTCTTTCTTCAAAATGACGCAACGTAAAGTTTACGTTTGTCTTGTATCTTAAATCATCAGATATATCATACAACATAGCCTTATCTTTATTCTCTCCTAATCGTAGACCACGACCAATAGATTGTAGTGTACGAATCTTGCTCTTAGTAGGAGATGCAAAGACTATATTATGTAGGTTGCGTATATTAATGCCAGTAGAGAATGTGCCGTAGGAAGCAACGATGATGGCATCAGTTTCCTTTTCGGTGATTGCTCTAACTGCTTCACGGTCTAACGCATCAACCCCACCGTGGATAAAGAACACTTTGCGACCTTCAGTTACTTGTTGTTGTATCAACTCGAAAAGCACCTTGCCATGCTTCTCAACGTAACTATAAAGTACTAGTGTATTACCTTTTAGCGATAAAGTCAAATTTGTAATGAATTTATTTCTGTTATCACAACCTATTAGAAATTCAATCTCTTCTTGATAGGTCTTTCCTTTTAATTCTTTGCACACTTGTTCAGCATACTGTAGAATTAAGCACTTGATACCAAAGTCTGCTAGTTGTCCTCTGTCAATTAGTTCCTTGGTGGAGATGAACTTTTTTACAGGACCAAACAGACCTTCAAGCACTAGTTTGTTGACCTTAGTACCATCAAGTGTACCAGTTGTGCCAATGCGATAGTCGCAATTAACAAGACGGGTCATGATTGCTGTCAGAGACTTAGCCGCAAATGTATGGGCTTCATCTCCAATAACAAAATCAAACTTAGAGAAATAGGATTTTGGCATTTCAAAGATTGATTGCCAAGTTGAGATTACTAGGGGAGCAGATGGGGTTTTATCCTGACCCTGATAGATTTTCTGACAGTACTTGTCTACATCTAGCCCATATGACTTGAAGTCACTATACATCTGCTCAACAAGAGATACAGTTGGGACAATTAGCAATCCTTGCTTCTTGCCGTGAGATAACAACCAACTTGCTATCAGATAAATGATTAGAGATTTACCAGATGCTGTTGGCGACAGTAGTACAGTACGCTTCTTGGTTAGTGAGTACAAGAAAGCAGCAATCTGATAATCTCTAGGTTCAACAGGTAAATTAAGTTTGCTAATGAACTCTTTGTTAGGTAATGCTACCGGAGTATCATTAAGCATTGTTTTACCGCAAGTGTAACCTTGCAGTTCAGCAAAGGCTTCTACATGAGAAGCCAAACCTGCGTATACTTGATTAGTCTTTATTGAATAGAGTCTAATCTTACCATCCCAGTATCTGCTCTTGTATTGAGGAGAGAACTGCGCACCAGGAACATCAAACGTGAAAAAATCACATAGTTCCTGACTGATAGATGGTTCGCAAATAACCTTTATGTAACTGTTATTAAGTTGGTGTATCTCTATATCAACCATTTAGAATTGTCCGCTGATGAATCGCTCCCATGCCATAAATTCCTTCAGCTGCCAAGTACGATTGTTTAATTCCTTCATAACATTAGTACAGAAAGATGAGGCTTCTTCGTGATAGGCTTTCTTTCGGGCTAACTTATTCAGGTCATCATCTCCATCAAGATAGAGATTGATATCGGTCTTGAGAACAAATTGAAATGGCTCCCAACCATACTTATCCAACTCTTCTTGTGACATTCTACCGCTATAGTACGCCCACTTGGTCTTTTTCATCTTGGAATAGTCATAACCTGCTTTCTTTGCTGAAAGGTTATGAAGAGTTAGAAACTTGTTGTACTTGTTGTGTAGCAAAGGAATGCGGAGAATTTCCTTGCCAGGTTCTGTAGAGTCTACTTCAGAATCCTTGGTCCAGTGCTCAATAATTTGCTCCAAAGGAGGAGTTTCAAGTTTATTAGCCATACATCACCATTATAAAAAGAGACAAAGTAGTATACTCTATCTAACTTCAAAAGTCAAATCTTTTCAATCTCATAGTAGTCAAAGCGGAATGATACATCAGATGTAGCAATGTATTCAGCATTGTCTGACGTATTGAAGAGAATGCTGCCTAGAGTTACAGGAAACATATTCTTAAAATGTACTCTAAAATTTGCATTGTTCTTGTTTGTATAGATTGTAAGGATAGCATCTGAATATTGCGGAGGCAAACTGGAGTTCATTCTCAGATTAGATACAGCAGATAGGCTTTCGCGGTTCATGTACTCTTTAAATTCAACTGGGAAAGTCATTGCACGAATCCAATCGTGAATTTGTTTCCAACCGCTTATATCTTCATCTACAAGAAATGTAGTGTTAAACATATCATAGGCTAGTTTCTCGCCAGGAACATACAAATCAATAAATGGTGTATTAAAAGGAACTTCACTTAGGGATACACCGGGAAGATTAGCAGATTGACAGAAGAAAGACAAGTTAGGTAGCCGACTAAAAGTCAGCATAAACTTTGTAGTTTGCAACAAGTCTTTGTTTGTAGGATTTCTGTTAATAATTGTCATGATAGTCCTCCTGCTTTATTTAGGGTAAAAAAAGAGGGGGCTTTTCAGCCCCCTCAATTCGACTATTATTATTATAGTCTGTCGCTTCAAATTACCAGCATCAAACCTATTAAGGTGTTGATGTTAGGCTGTAGATAGCAAACTTACGGTAGTAAACGTTGGTGTTTGTTGTAATTGCACCAGCGAGAGCCGTATTTGTGCCACCTGCGAATGGATTTGCGACCATGCCGTAGCGAGTCTTGAATCCAACCTTTGGCTGATAGTTGTCTGGGTCGATTGCACGGACCATCTGTAGAGGTACATATGGGCAGTAGAATAGACCAGCATCGTAAGGATTTGTACCCTTATAACCAACAACAACAAAGTCGCTGCCTGTTACTGAGTATGGGTCAACGTAGACCTTAATGCGACCGAATAGCATACCTGCGAAGGTGTTGCCAGTGTCGTCAACATTTAGGTTTGTGTTGCCAGACAATGCTGAGTTATAGTCAAGAAGACCTGACATTGCAAGTGCAGATGCTACGTCTGTAGAGACAATTAGCATGTTGCCCTTACCGCGACGGGTATCCTTAGCAATCTTGTTAGCAGCACGTTCAATCTGGAACAATAGACCCTTGTACTTTTCTACCTGCCAACGACCTGATAGACCGTCAGAGACTGTACCAGCGTTTGCTACGTTGATTGATGCTGTGCTTACGCCAACAACGCCAACGTTTGCAGTTGCATAGACTGTACGGACAACTTCACGATTGATTTCAGCAAGAATTTCAGTTGACAAAATGTTTGTCAATTCTGTTTCTGCGTCTAGACCGTGGATTGCCTTGAGGTCTTGTGCAAGTTCCATTGTGTAGGAAGCCTGTAGACCACGTGTCTGAGCAGTTACAGATACACGCTCAATTGAGAATGCCATGTTTGCTAGACCAAGAGTTTCACCAACTGCCGTTGAAATAGGTATGCCGGTGTTTGCGGTGCCGAAGCGAGCAATGTTACCGCTTGGCGAACCAACGTCTAGAGCAACGTCAACGTTAGCAGTTAAAGCAGCAGCTGTATTACCAGAGAATGTGGTATTTGCTTCGTTGTAGAATGCTTCTGTACCGCTTGGTGTTGAGTAGCGTGTGCGCATTGCAAAAATCAAACCTGTTGGACCAGTCATTGGCTGAACGCCGCAGATGTCATATGCCATTAGGTTTGGAAGTGCACGACGAACAAGTCCGATTAGGATTGGGTCAAAACCCTGAATGTTGCCGCTTGATGGTGAAGTTGGCGCCAAGTTAATTGGTGTTGCTTCGAAAAGGTTGCGTACATTCTGGGCATCTTCCATAATTGCGCGCTCTTGGTTCTCAAGAACAACGGCAGTTACGGCACGCTTGTATGGGTCTTTAATTGCAGGTAGGTCAGCGTGGTCCAATACTGGCGCCCACTTCTTACCATGAGTTTCTGATAGATACATTTGGTTAATCTCCGTTAAAATTTAAATTAGACTGGTAGTGTCTTGGTAATTGCCTTGACGTACAAGTCCATTCTTGGTGCGATGTTTTCAGCAGATGCATCTGCTGTCTCAACAATAGTAGTAGGAGCCTCGCTCTTAGCATTCTTTGTTGGGAAGTAGTTTTCACGGATTACCGTGAGTTTCTCAGTGTACTCACCTGCTGTGGTGAATTCGACGCCCTCTGCGAGTGTCTTAATCTTCTGAATTTGTACCTCAGTTAAACCCTCGCAAATCTTGCGGAGAACTTCCTGAGATTTTGATTCGTTTAATGACTTTTGAAGAACAGCCTTAGCAGCAATTTCTTCTGCTAGGTCATTTTCTAGAGTATCAACTGTTGTTGCTAGTTCATCAACAAGGTCAATCTTGTCTTCTGGAACTTCAATGTAGTGTTCAGCAAATAGACCCTTAAGACCCTTGATAAAGCCTTCAGCAATCTCGCCACGTAGACCAGATTCAACGGCTACTTGGTTTGCTGTCATCCACTCTTCAACAACATAGTTTAGGTAACTGTCAACCTGTTCTGCAAGATTATCGCGTAGCGCATCAGATGCTTCTGATAGGTAAGCATTGTTCTTGGCAACAATTTTTTCAACAATTGCTTCTACGCGAGCAGCTGCAGCCGCTTCAAAAATAGTTGCCGCTTTCTTACGGAAGTCTTCTGATAGGGATTCGCCATTAAATAGGGCATCAACGTCTTCCTGCATGGAAACCATATTTGCCTTTACCAATTCTTTGACGTCAATTGCTTCAGCAGTAGGCATTGCCTTCTTGTTCCACTTCTTGCTCTTGGCTTCTTCTAGTTCTGCCATCTCTTCTTCAAGAGCAGCCATTTCTTCTTCTGATAGAGATGCTAGAATTTCATCTAGTTCTTCTTCAGAAAGTTCATTAATTGCGTCTTCGTCAGAAATTTCTAGAGATGCTTCTAGTTCATCCATCTCTTCTTCTGATAGAGATGCTAGGAATTCATCTAGTTCTTCTTCAGAAAGGTCTTCAAGATTGATACCTTCCTCTGAAACTTCTTCTGCTACTGCTGGTACGCTAGGAACCTTTGCGCTCTTTGCATCACCCTTTGGGGTTGGCTTAGGTGCTACTGCAACTGATGCTGCGGCTTTCTTGCCAACACCAGCATCAACGTCTTTTTCGCCATGTGCACCAGGACCAGAGTAGTCATCTTGTGGTGTTGCGCCGCCAAGGTCATTGACTTCACCAGGCAACTTCTTTGTTGGCTCTTGATTCTTGCCAATAGATGCCTTAATGATTTCAGCGGCTGTTTCGGATAAATTAATGCCCATTTGCAAACTCCTGTAGAGATTATTCTTATTTATAAATTTTAAAGTTTGGAGAGGAAATTCTCAAATATCTTGAGAGACACATCCTCAATTTGCTTTTGCTTTGCCATCTTAATTTCTTCGTACATTTCTACTACATTCACTTCTTTTACAATACCATTATCCCATACCCATTCTTTGCCTTCCATAATACCTTGTACGAATGCTCCAGGAGCAGAAGGGTCGGCAACAATATCAGCCGCTGTGGCTAGATAAAAGTCATCTTGTACTACATTCACTCCATTTATTTCTTTGAGTGAACCCATACCTCTTGAAGAAACACCTAAGCAAGCGCCACCTTCCATAAGGCTTTTAGCAATCTTACCCATTGGAGTTTCTAGAATCTTTGCTTTACCAATCCAGATGTTGCCTTCACGCTGAAGACCAGTAATTAGATGTGATACTCTATCTAGGTTGATAGAAGGTCCATCTGGATGTCCAAGTTCACCAAATGCGCGGTTTTTGCCAACGTATTCTTCCATGTAACGATTTACTTCACGGTCCATAATATCTGCTTGATATACGCGACCATTTTTGTTTTTTGTCTCAGCAACTAGGAATGGACCCTGAATATACAAAGACTTAACGCCATTTTTTTCTTCAGTAATGTACTGAACTTGGTCTAGCATTTCCGTGATTAATTTCATGGCTTATAGTCCTAGTGATTTTCTTTTTTGTAGTGAACGCTTACGCTTAAGCATTGCTCTAGCCTGCTTAGATTTGCTCTTGCGAGCAGCAATCTTACCAGCACGCTTTCTTTTTAACTTTTCAGCAGCAGACATGCGGGTTAATTTACCGCCAGCAATCTTGTAACCAGCAACGTTGGATACTTTCTTGCGGCGTTGAACCTTGCCGCCGCGCACTCTTGCTTTAACGACACGCACTCTTGCTTCAAGTAGAACTGATTCTAAGATTGTATCTACGTTCATGGTTGATTGCCTCTTCGTGCGGCTACAATTGCAGCAACTTGACGCCTTCTGCGATTCTGTACTGCTCTCTTAAGTTGTCTTTGACGCATTGCTTTATGCTTCCGAGAGGCTTTTTCTCTATCAGCCTGCTTTTTTGCGGCAAGATTCTTAGGAATATTAGCAACAGCAGAAGCCAATCTACCCATTACATTAACAAAGGCTTCATTAGTTGGAGTTGCATTGATAGGAGTATTGTGGTCAACACCCTTACCAAATGGTACCATAAAGTTTAAATTGTACTTGTCGTTAGTATACAGAGCAACACGTTGACCATCAGGAAATACTCTGATTCCTCTTCTCTTGAGGACTAGCATTGATGCAGGATTTACTTCTGCATCATGTCCTTCTGTTAGATGTTCGCGTAACTCTTTAAAATCCATTATCCTGAAACCTTAAGTGCTTTGCGCACTGAACTTGAAGGCAGAACTTGTTGATTGGCTTTTAGCAATGAAGGAAGAACCTTCATTAAATTATTTCTGTCGCGCATTCCAAGTCTATCAATACCATACTTGTTCATTTTATCAAGCGACATTTTGGCTTGCTGGTCAGCACCTAGAGCAGCAACAAGTTGACGATTAGTCATTGACTCTGCTACAGATTCTGGACCATTAAACATAGCAGAAGCAACTTCAATTTTCTTTACATCAAGCGAGTCGGCTAGTTTTGCATTTAGCAATGCATCAAACGCAGCATTAGCACCATCTGCATTTTCATCAGCAATCATATCAATTAAATCTCTAGTGTTCATGCTAGTTCCTTACTGTGGTGGTGCGCTAGTTGGTGCGCTTCCTGTATTTATACCGGATGGAGGCGCACCACCTAGAGCAGCTGCTTGCGCTTGCTGCATTAGATTAATCTGCGCCATCTTTTCTTGTTCATCTACC